TTACGCTTTCATCTCGGCAATTGAATTACCGAGGATTCCCGCTTATCTTCCTAAAATGTGATTTTTATACTTGCCATGATAGCGCAAGTATCATTATTCACAATGTTCTTAATATCAGTGTCAGTAAAACCATTACTATCAATTCCCATTTTAGCTCTAACGTTTAATCCGTTACGCCCTCCTATAACCGCAGCTGTATACGATGCCGGTTTTATAGGTTTTGAAGCAGTCGAGTTATATATATACTTTCCATTTTGCCGAATCGTGAGCCCATTTATGCTTGATATCGAAACTGGGGTGGACATAATTGGTCGGGATAATGGAATATGAAATATGACTTCCTGTTTATTTGATGTAACATATCCATTTACATAAAACTCCATATTTATTACGTCGTCAGCGCGGTAATATGGTCTTAATGTACCGCTAAACTTACCGCCGTTGGGACGATCCAGTGTATATTCGCCGAATTTAATAATAAAATCCCCTGGCGTTATTATTCCGTTTCTAACAAATGCATAGCCATCATCAACTGCGAACCAGGGATAATCCCCAATAGTATTTGTATTACTTCCAACCACAAGCGGGCAATCTGAATAAGTATATTGCATATTACTGCTTAATGGATATCCTATTCGTACTCGTTCGCCAAATTCAGCCTTATTTCCGATTTGAATTCCATTTTTAGTAGGTTTCATTAAAACTTTTCCAAACTTCAAGCTGCTCTCAATCTCTCCGGAGTTGATATGGAATACCTTTCCTGTGATCCAGGCAGTTGCGTCGGAATCGGGTGTTATGGCGGTGTCGCTGGTGCCTTTAAACTGGATGGAATCGTTGGTGATTTTCAATTTGTTTTTGGAATTGGAATGACCGAGTAAAATATTGCCGCTTTCGAGAGTGATATATTTCTGATAAGTTCCAACTTCGGCACCGTCAACCATTGTGGCTGTTTTCCATTTAAACGCCCAATCGTTGTATGTTTTCACAAATTCAGAACTTATATCCACGTCTTTTTTCAGACCAGAGGCTAACGTGTAAGCATCTTCTGCCGTAGTTCGATATGCCAGTGACTGCTCAACACCATTCGTTGGCTTTGTGTCTTGTTTTGTAAAATTTGGATTCCATCCGCTGTAAATACCAGATATGGTGTAATTTCCATTCCAGTATAGCCATGGAAGATATGTCCAAACTTCACACACATTCGATGCAGTTGCTCGTACACTAACCAGAAGGTCTTTAGTGTTCTGTCGTGTAACGCTTGCTCCAAATGCCGCCGTCGTACTTGCTTTGTCCTGCCACCCATCTTTTATGATGATCTCGGCTTGAGAATTTTGGCTTTCTGTCCCGTTGAAACCGTTTCCGGTCTGAAGAGTAATAACGACAACTGAAGCATCGCCGGCGGACGTGAGTGTCCCAAGTCGAACCCATTGCGCTTTGCCGTTTGCCCCGCCAAAAGAATAACTCTTTGTCGCAATCTTGTTTAAAGCATTTACTGAAGAATTGGCATTATCTGCTGATTTTTGGGCCGTGTCGATTTTATTATCCACATCTTCAGGCGCAGGCGTCCAGTCTGTCGGAACCGTTCCGAACTCGCCTTTCACATTTCGGATCTTGAATTTAATCGGAGATTTTGCGTCTGTAGTAATGATACCCCAGTTCGATGAAGCGTCAAATATATCATACAAAACATCTGTTCTGGGCGTGTACGAGAACCATACTCTTTGCCATTTATTGGCTACCAATGAACGATCTGAAGATTTACGCAATGACGTGTTATCATTGTCATTACCGGTCCCATTCGGCATTCCGTCGAAACCGTTATTTACATCATCATTCCAAATGCAGGCAACTTCAGGATTTACTTCCAGACTGATTATATATGTGTATCCTCGAGGGATGTAGATTTTCTTCACGCCAGTGTCGAAATAAATTCCTCGCCCCCATGAATTGGAACCGATCTGAGCCACACACGTCCAGGTGTTTGATGCTTTATCATAAGAAAACGTTGATAATCCATTATTTTTGATCATCCCTACGGGAATTAAGTTTCTTCCACCGATTTTTAGATTGTCGATCTTATTATTCGCACTATCGGCAGTGCTCTTAGCCGTGTTTGCTGTGGACGCTGCATTGGACGCAGTTGTTTTTGCTGTGTTAGCTGTACTATTGGCGGTATTGGCAGTTGATACGGCACTAGCAGCACTTGACTTTGCAGCATCTGCAGTACTTTTAGCAGTGTTTGCTGTACTATTTGCCGTATTGGCAGTTGATACAGCATTACTTGCGTTCGTATTCGCGGTAGATACTTTATTATCCACGTCCTCTGGAGCTGGCGTCCAGGTAGTCGCCTGGGTTCCTTCTTCAATTTTGAAGTCTCGAATATATAGAATCTCGCCAACTTTGAAACCTAGATAGAATGTAAATGAATAATACTCAGCATCTGCATATACCCAAGTATGCGAGAATTTCTTCCACGATGTAGTAAGTGAAATGTTCGTCTGTCCGCCGCTTTCATGTCCGACAGAGCCGGTTTTAGCAACGCTACATTTAGCCCAAAAAGACCAGGTGTACGTTTTACCAATCTTGTCAGCTGTTTTCTGGAATATCGGATAATGTGGACCAGCGCCTGCAGTCGTGCATTTTGTTTCAACGTGATATTTGCTAAGAGCTTCCGAATCAGAAACTACAGTAAACGTGCCGAGATATCCTCCTGCGCCGTAAAATTTATCATCCAGTTTATGTGAATTAAGAACCAGGTTTCTTCCACCAACTGAAAGGTTATTTACTTTGCTTACTGCACTTACTGCGTTGGCGTTTGCGTTATTGATTGCGTTTGCCAAGACGGGATTTGTTGTGGTTGTGTTTCCATTGCTGAATGTGATGTGTGATCTTGTCCAGATATATTTTCCGGACTCCCAGTTGGGCTGAGTATCGGACCATGAACCACCGGCCTGAGCAGTATTTGATGTTGATTTATACCACTGATCTTTAATGGCGGTAACGCTCACACCCTGAGGACCAGTAGATCCAGGGTTTCCCTGTGGTCCTTGAGCACCAGTTTCTCCTTTAGGTCCAGTTGGTCCCTGAGGTCCGGTAGCTCCTTTGTCGCCTTTCGGCCCCTGAGCGCCCGTGTTTCCATATACAGCCAGTAATAACACTGTTGTCTGATTCGTGTTATTCGTATAGTTGATTACTTCTTTCTGCCATAAATATTTATTCGTAGCGTCAAGAGTGGGCATCGTAGTCGATGTGATGTTTCCTGCACTGGGCGCTGTCTGAGATGTTGTCCTGGCATAATAATAAGTTATCGACTTGATACCGTTACCTGTAGCGCCCTGAGCTCCGGTGTCACCAATCGATCCTTTATCTCCTTTTTCACCCTTGATCAGCGACCAAGAATAGTCTGAGTAAGACGTGCTTTCAGTTCCTGTTGTTTTATTATACGCAAAACCAATATACTTCTTGCCGCTTGGATTATCGGACATACCAGAAGTAGGTGAATCAGCATATTTGACCCATGTATAATATGTTTTACCATCAGCGCCTTTCACTCCTTGGATGCCCTGTGGTCCCTGAGGTCCGGTAGCGCCTTGCGGCCCCTGAGCGCCAGTTTCACCTTTGGGCCCGGCGGCACCTTGTGGACCACGAGCACCCTGGGCTCCGGTATTACCTGTTATGCATACTCCGTTTTCAGAAGGCGTGAATTCGGTACGATCATCTCCGTAGGTTACGAAATTTCGTCTCCAAATATACTTACCCTCTGTCCATGTGGGCTGGCTGTTACTCCACGAACCACCAACTAAGGATGTTGGGGATGTGGATGAATAAAACTGTTCGAGTGTTGATTTGATTGTGTTATCTATTGTGGCTGCTTCTTTTGAACCAATCCGGAAATTGCTGACATTAATATCTAACATATCCGTCACTGGATTAAATTCCAACGATGAATTTTTACCTTTAAGTTTGAATACGCCATCGGCATACATCTGAATTGGAGATTCTTTCTTACTTGTAAGAGCCCCGTCACCAAGCCCAAGACCGGTGGTGGAAATATAAACACCGCTTGTTGGATCATTAATAGCCAGCTTGCCACTATAGATGGCATTTTGACTCATATCAAACTGGGCAATTTTAGCCTGGAATGCAGACAGATCAACGACATCTATAGAGGCAGCCTGAACCTTCTGTCCGTTCACTTCTGCCTCAGATACGCCATTTGCGATATTAATTGCTTTGACAATGGAGTCCTGACCATCCGGACCGGTGATGATAAGGCGCTCGGTCTTAATCGTACCGGCTACAATAGAATCTGCATTGATAGACTTGATCTTCGCTGCTTCAATCGTCGCATCAGCAATCTTAGCGTTTGTTACAGCTCCTTCATGGATTGCTGCAGTGCCAATAGAGCCATCTTTGAGGACACCTTTTTCAATCCATGCATTATTTACATTTGCAAGGTCTATGTTTGCTTTTTTAGCATCAATTTCCTCAACATTCTCTTTAACTACATCCAGTTCCTTAATAGATGCATACGTGATTTTTGCAGTCTCCACATCTAGTTTGTTGATCATCGCTCTGTCAATCATTACCAACTGTGCGTAATACCGTTCCATTTCTTTTGTCTGCGGGCCTTTATAATCTGCATTGGTTTCTTCTTCTGACAGGCCGACAGCTTCAACTGAATATGTAAGACCGCCATCGTATTCCCAATCCAGTTTCATGATAGGAACCTTATATGTGTTTCCAAACAGATCTGTTACGGTCAGGATATCCCAAGGATCCAGTCGGGGATCTCCCAGCATTTTCAATGTACCTGGCATATAGGAGAAATTTTTGAAAGATGCCAGGATCTTGTTGAGTACTGCCTGTGTCATAAACGGATTTGACAGTGATATGCTTCTTGTTCCAGAACCTGCAGTTATCGAAATACTTGTTCCGTTCTTATTCTCTCCGGTGGCACACACCATTCTAGTCACATTGAAAGCATAATCGTTATGTTCAAAGTTTCCCCAGTACCGTCCTGCTCCTATTTTATATGCTGAATCCACATAGGTGTGTAGCTCGATCTGACCTATACGGTTGCAAACCGCAAACGCCCCATAAAGCTGGGCCACGTAGGAAAGCACTTCCCTGCAACTATATCCTTTCGGCACTTTCATAGATATCGCAGTTAATCCGGTTGTCACTATTGGCACACCTGTGATTTCTGCAATCTTCTTCAGTACTGCCACCGTATTTGTAGTTGTGCCATTCATGGAAAACGTCCGCTCTGTGTTCATCATACGGTCGTAAGCCGTGAACGTGATCTGATCATCCGTTTTTTGGGACTTTCCTGCTGTAAAATATCCCATGGGGATATATTCTGTTTTTCCGTTCACGTCCATACCAATCTGAAGGAGCATTTCTGTTCCTTCAACTACCAGTCCTTTGCCAGGAATTGTCACTTCTATGTACTGTGACATGGTAGAACCCAGAGAAAAATCGTCTTCTCCTTCAGAACCTCCGGTGAATTTGATACTTCGTACGGTTGTGATGGATGTTTCTCCATAGGTGAGTAAACATTTAAATGTTCTGGAATCCTGCTGTACCAAGGTTCCAAATGCAGTTGTTGACTGATACACAGGACCGCCTCCTTACTCTGTCAGCATGAAATCAATGACATCCAGTTCAGCCATGGTCAGTGAATCATATTTCGGATCTTCGTCACATTTCTCGACTACTGAGATGGAAACAGTATGAATCTCCACCTCGGTCTCAATATTCAGAAGTTCACTCATATCCTTCCCAAATCTTTCTTTGTCTTCCATGATATAGCAGTCGTCTTCCGTCATGATCTCACCATTTTCATCTTTCTTGGCGTATCTGCGGATCAATTCTTCCCGTTCCGCAGTGTAAGCTGACGCAGCCTCCTGGACTGCTGCCACGTTCTTCTTGATCGCATACGCCAAACGGACTGGCAAGCTCTTTTTTTTCATAGATACGCAAGTATTTAAAAAGTCTACAATTTCTTTGTTTTGCATTTTCATTGTTCTGTTCTCCTTATTTTCCGATCAGTGTCGCCCCTACTCCTTTGTATGTTTTCACACCGTCCACATAACTGTATACCGGATAGGATGGTGTGTTTGAGTAGCATCTCTTTGTTATCCGGGAATTGCTTCCAGGATCCGTAAATGTCACATTAAAGAAAGCAGGGCTGATTGCTGCATCAATCTTGGCAGCATCCGCTCTGCTTAACATGGGCCATGTAATTTCCAACGTATATTTAATAGCAATAAGATCGCCTACCATATCACCATTCGCTACACGCCCTGTATTATTTGACCACACTTTTTCTTTTTTAATGGTCAATCCCCCGAGGGCCGGAGTCGGCATCGTAACTCCGTCAATAATGATATCATCTGTCACTTTACCGCCTCCTTATCCAAATACCGGATTTCCGGTCTGTTTCTGATAGTTGTTTCCTTCCTGGCGGATCACCTTAAACAATTTCTTTGCATCGCCTTCCAGATAGATGTGGAGTTCCTGTCCACGATCATTTCTGCCCTGCATGCTTTCAAAAGCATTCACAACTGCTTCAAATACACCTGCCCGGATTCCGGCAATGATCTGATTATTGTTTGCCACCGCAGAATGGTTTCCCATTCTTCCGACAAGCTCCGGTCCGGACTCTCTTGCCACGAACATTTCTCCCATACCAAGGAATCCGCCATTTGCGTACCAGCTCAGATTGAAACGTGGCAATGAAAATTTGAAGTTACCGATTTTTATAGATCCACCTTCCCAATCCCAGCCGATATGTGGCATAGGGATATGGATGCTTGAAAATCCATTTGCAAAAGTCTGAATAACATTCTGGCCAACCGTGTATAAGCTTGGAATTGCGTTTGCCACCTTGCCTGGTATATTACTTAATATTCCAGACAGAGAGCTCCAGTTATTATTCAGGCCGGTTCTCATTCCGCTTATGATATCCCTGCCTTTCGGCGTTACTTTGCTTTTGATATCTCCGATAGCGTTGAAAGATTGAGAACCGATTTTCTTTACTCTGCTCAGGAATGTTGATTCCCTTACAGCTTCCCAGCCATTTTTCAGACCGGTGATCGCAGCATTTCCTTTCCCACGTAGCCATGTTTTGGCATTTCCAAGTCTCTCTTTTGTCTGCTCTGGGAGTTTAGCAATCCAAGACAGTACAGCTGGCAATCCTGCTTTCATACCATTGAACAGGCCAGATATAACATATCCGCCCTGCGTACGCATGACTGTTGATGGTGAATGGATTCCGAAAGCTTTTTTGAATCCGTTTATGAATGGTTTAAAAATGTGTGCCTTGATCCAGGTTCCTATATCTTTAAACGACTGCACAACGCCATTTTTAAAGCCTTCCCAGGTGAATTTTCCAGCTTCTGTGAAATGCTTTATAATATACTTCCTTGCATCTGCAACTGCATTTTTAAAGATACCGCCAATAAATGCGGCAAAACCTCCAAATGCAGCTCCAATCGTTTCAAAAACTCTGTCAGCAATTCCGCTCCAGTCAATGTTTACCATCAGATCTTTTGCTTTGTTATAGATGGTGTCCCCCATGGACCACCAATCCATATGCTCGATTACTGAGACTAAAAAATCAAAGGTACCTTTCACTTTGTCAGATATAATCTGACCTATTTTTTCGGTATCAACGGTTTTGATCGTGCTGGTTACGAGATCTGCCAGTGCAGTGCCAAGGCCTCTGTAATTAAAATTGTGAACTGCAGTATAAAGAGCTTCCAGTCGTGTGTTAAAGCATTCTCCAACCGTTTTTCCAACTACGTTCCAATTCGTTGTTGCAATCGCTGTATTCAGCGTGCTTATTAAGCCAAATACGGTATCATGAACTGTCCCTTTGATCAGATTCCAGTCAAGGCCTTCCAGCGCACCATTGATCCCATCCCCGATTGCTTTTCCAAGACTGTTCCAATGGAAATTCTTTGCAAAGGTATCTGCAAATCCAAAGACAGTGTTCAGCCCTTTGGAAAATGTATTTCCAACTAATTTCCAGTCCGTAGCTTCAATAAAGCCATTCAGAAAAGTGGCAATGCTTTTTGCAATCTTATTGCAGGTGTTCTGGATCTTGTCCCACGGAATACGTTCCAGAGCATCGTTGAGCTTATTGCCGACTATGGCTCCAAGTTCTGTGAAATCACCGGACTTCCAGGAATCTTTGATCAGCTTTGCAAGATCTTTGAAGCGGCTCTTGATAGCCGTTGTCTGGAACATATCATTAACGCCACCAAGCGGTGATGTATCTGTTCCGCTTCCCGTTCCTCCTGATCCGGAGCTGTCTGAATCATCATTCAGCTTATTGATCTGATCAAAGCCCAGTAGAGTACGCTGATATTGTTTTGCCGCTTTTGATGCCGTATCCGCGTTCTTTGCATTATTCTTCAGACCCATTGAGGTACTGTTAAGACTTGCAGCGTAATCCTGATTGACTTTCTTGGCCGTGACCATGGTGGTTTTGCCTGTGAGGGCTCCCATCAGCTGGCCTATGGAATTTACCACGTTGATAACCGTCTGAATGAAACTGTTCAGAATTGGTGCTACAACATTCAGGATTGGTGCAAAGGCTGTGGCCAGTGAATTTTTGAGCTGTGTCAGAGAAGACATCAGCAGAGAAAGACTTCTGTTTGTTTCTCCACTGTACTGTGCAAGGTTCTGAAATCCCTGCTTTGCGCCATCTACAGCTCCACGGATCACAAAACTTGCAAACATAAATTTTGCAGTCATTCCGATTGTTTTCAGGATGCCTGTCAGTCCCCGGCCGGATGTTCCCAGTCCATTGAATGAAGATTTTGTCCGGTTCAGGAACGGGATGCCGGATGAGAATTTATGGATCAGCGCAGCGAAAACGCCAGAACATTTTTGAATCACTCCAGCAAATGGCGATAAAAGATTTTTAGTGCCTCCCAGAAGCTTTGTAAAGCCTCCCCACCCCTTCGAAACAGTTGCTCCTATTCCTTTGAAAATTCCTGTCCCAAAGTTCAATGCCTGTTTCGGAAGAGATACCGGCCGCTTTACATCTGTGTTGTTCTTCTGCATTTTTGCAGCTTCAGTCTGATATTCATTTACCTTTCTTTGTGCGGATGCAATATCGTTCTTCAGTTTTTTCCATTCCTGACTCTCTTTGGAAACTCCCAACGCCTGTAGTTTTTCTTCTTTCTCTTGATATCTTTCCAGCTCTTGTCTTACCTGTGAAATATCCTTTTGCAGATTTTTGTATTCCTCAGTGGGTGCTTTTTTTGTCGCCTTGCCTGATTTTTCCAGTTCTTTCGCCTTGTCCTCATATTCCCATAGCTGCGTATAAGCCTGGTCAATGTCATACGCAAGACTTTGCCACTGTTTACTTTCTTTTTTTACACCTGTGGCTTCTAATTTATCTCCCTTTGCCTCATATTTCCTTATCTGTTCATTTGCCGCCTTGATGCTGTTTTTGATATTAAGATATTCATCCGTTGGCTTTTCTTCAAACGCAGTTCCTGATTTTCTCATTCCTGCTGCCGCTGTTTTATATTCAGTAAGCTTCTTTTTGGCATATTCAATGTCATACGCAAGACTTTGCCACTGCTGGTTTTCTTTTGATTTTCCTGAACTTTCAAATTTCTTTTTCTTTTCCTGTAACCCATCCAGCAGCTTCTGAGCTTTCATTGTTTTTTCCTGAAGTTGCTGATACTCTTCCGTTGGAACTTTGATGCCTGCCTTGATCTGGAAATTTTTCACAGGATTCCTGCTGAGCATTTCCCTGATCTTATTCAGAGTATTCCTTACCGGCTGCAGCGCCTTGCTTTCCATTCCCTTGAACGGATTCTTTACTTTCTCAGTTTCCTTCTGGATTTCTTCAACGCTTTTCTTTACTTCCCGCCGGCTGTTTTCCATTCCTTTTTTCAATGGTTCTGTTGTAGCTTCAATTATCACCTGCATCTTATGAAGTGTGTCTCCCATGGTCTCACCTCCTCTCTTTTTCTCAACAAATTAATGATTATGTCTATAGTTCCATTCGGCGTTGTACGCCCTTCTTTTTTCCATGTACTCTTCCCACTGGCGGGCTTCCTCTGCTTCTTCGTATGCCTTCTGTTCTTTTTCAAACAGTTCCGGATAATAATCCCAGGGATGGGCTATCTTGCCATCTTTGGCAAATAACGCTGAGATATCTACTGCTATGGCCTGGGCCTGAATAAAATTATCCATGATCCGCTGCTTTTCTTCTCTGAGCAACCGCCTTCTTATATTTGCCAAAGTATCAAATATCTCATTTACAGAAAGGTTCCAGAATGTTTCCGCCGGGATCCCCATCTCAAGAGCTACCGGATACAGCTCTGAGAGCTGTTCTGACATCAAGCGTTCTCGATTTCCTCCAGAAGGGATGCCGCTGTTTTCTCCGGTAAAAAACCCGATACCACCATGAGCGGGATCAAAATCTTCTGATAGAGTTCCAGCTGACTGTTTCCTTCATCGATCCATGCGTCATACAGCTTCTGCACATCCTGATAATCAATCCCATGCTCCCACGGTGACATTGCTTCTTGGATGATCGTCAGCATCACGGAAAGCGGCGGAATATCATCGATCATATTCATGAGATTCTGTCTGTACTTATTTTCCAGGCGTCCGATCCCGGAAGCTTTCAGTTTCATCTTGAAGCTCCTGCCACCTACATTCCAATAAGCAAAGGGCTGTCTCTTTTTCTTCTGCTCCTCCAGATTGACTACTTTTTCCTCTGGAGCCTGTGTCTCATTCTGGGCAGAAGCTCCGCCCAGATCCTGAATACCTTCAAAATTCATCATCTTTTATTCCTCCTTACGCCGGATCTGTCTGTTTGATCTCAGACTGTACGGCCATGGTCACCTCAAACTCGATCACACCATTTACTCCACCGCCTGTACGTTTTACGGAAAACTGTGCAGTAAACTCGGTAACTGTTCCATCTTTTGTTTTTTCCTGGAAATCCCAGATCTCTTTTTTGTCTGCTGCATCTCTCATAAGCCTGTACGGGCTTCCGGCTTTACTGTTGTCGTACTTCCATTTGTACTTCATATCCGGAAGGTCTCCAATGCCTTCCTCGTACATCTTGTGTGGATCTGTAAGGCAGGTGTTTTCCTCCTTATCCAGTTCCACTCCGACTTCCGGGATCTCTTTCAGTCCTGGAAGATCTGTGTAAGCTGCAGAGTTTTCTCCAGCTGTGTGTTTTCTGTAACCTAAGGTTGCTCCATTTGCTAACATCGCTATTCCTCCTTATCTCCAGTACACGCTGTCAGAATCCATATCAATGATCCCTTCGTAGCGCATCTGTTTATGCTTCATCCCTGACGGATCCGGCACATCTGCACATGCGATCCGTTTCAGACCTGTCACTTTCATCGCTTCATCTACCTGCAGGGCTGCTTCTGAAGTGCTGTGATTGTTCCAGATATCGATCCGGTATCTTACAAGGGCTTTATCCTCTCTCATTCCTTCAGCATCGGAGCTGGCTTCGTATACATCGTTCTGCTCTTCGGTATACTGGATCGTTGAGCCCTCCGCCCAGGAACGTGGATAAGCATCTGAAACATTTTCGGACACCGTGCACAGTGCCGCGTACACCTGATCTTTTACATTCTTCATATATCCTCCAAATCTGACGCAAGGCTTCCTCCCAGCATCTTTAAGATCTGTTCTTCGTTATCCTTCATAGCCGGATACAGGAACGGATAGGCCGGATTTCCGCTGCATCTATAGAATCTTCCATCCGGCGTGTCTATATATGGCCAACGGTACTTTTCAGCCACTCTTCTGTCTATCTGGCTTTCATGGATCCACCATGGCTGTTGAGTATAGACCGGAGTTACTTCCGGAGAGATGCCGGCATGTTTCTCCTGGCCTTTCGGTCCGGTTCCGAACTCTATGTACGGAGCATAAGCTTTGTCTGTCCAGCAGATCCCTGTGACAGTGTTTTCTTCCTCTGCGGTTTCGGCAAAAATGCTCTGCCGGAGTTCTCCGGTATCTGCATGGCAATTCTCAACTGCTGCTGATCGTACAAACTGGATTGCTTCTCCAACTGCCTGCCGGGTGTCCAACTCGGACACCTCCTGCAAAACTTTCTCCACTTCATCAAATCCATTTACACTCATATCTTTTCCACCTCCATGGTAAGGAAACGATATGGTTTGATGGATATGATCCGATAGTCTGGAAGCTGATCTGCTGCCACATATAGACAAATCCCGTCCCGTTCCTCTATATCCGTTCCATCTTCCAGGATATAATGCAGCCGGCCTTTTTCATCCGTCTGGATCTTATAGCTTCCCTGTATCCGGATATTCCGGATATAATTCAGTCTCTGGCCGTACTGCTCAGCCTGTACTTTTCCGGATGCCGGCCAGCTTTCTCCGGTAACAGAAGAGGCAGCACCATATTCTTCACTGGTACTGCCTTCCTTGTCTTTCTTTACCGTCATTTTCTTATGGAAAAATTCCTCAAGCCTGTTTCTTCTCAGCCTCATAAGTCTTACCTCCCACTCTGGCCAGGCGATACCGGTTCAGTGTGTCATAGATCTGCTTCGGCGCATCATCAAAAGTGTAACTCTCTCCGCCCTCACTTCTGGACTTTTCCCCCTCCGTTCCCATCCGGTTCAAAGCGATCACGGCAAGATCCCTGACTGCTTTTTCAAGTCCAGTTTTTAATCGTGTCCGGTTTGTGTAAGACAGTACGAAAGCTTCTGCATCATCAAGAAGAATCTCTATGAGATCCTCATCTTTTTCTCCTGTCAAGGTCTGAACTCTTTCTATGTCTTTACTTTTCGCCACAGGATCATCCTTTCAAAATAGCAAGCAGATCTGCCTTGGCAAGGGAAGATACACCAGTCAGGCCTTTCTCCTTTGCAAGAGCTTTCAGCTCCTCGACTGTCATATCTTCAATATTCTTGCCGGCTTTCTCTTCCGGTACTGTGTCTGGTGTGGCCTCTTTCATCGGTGTGAAGCCATCACTGATCAGCTTTTCTGCTGCAGATCCTTCCGCTTCTCTTTCTACATTTTTACGGATCAGCCTCATACTTTCGCCTCCTGGATGCTCAGATAGATGGAATCCAGTTTATTATCCAGAATCCACATATCATGGAAACGGCGGTAATCCATCTGCCATGCGTTCAATTTCTGGTTTGTTGTCGGGTCGAAGATACGCATGATATCCTGTTTTGTGACAGCGATCGGCGTGGTTACAGGGCAGATGAAGAAGTTCAGGTTCTTTGCAGATGTTCCTTTTTCATATCCGCCTTTTTCCTGGCCACTATCTTTACCGTTATTGATCTTGATAGCTGTGTACATACGGTTGGAAGGTGTGGAAACCAGCGGTACACCATCTACAGAAGGAACCTGTGTCTGAATTCCGCCTTTAGAGAAAGTCACTGCAGTGATCTTGCCTGCAAGTTCCAGCTCCAGTTCCATAATAAAGTCCGGTGTTGCCTGGCAGATAAGAGCTCCGTTATAGTTTTCTCTTACCGCCTTGATTCCTTCTTTCAGCTTACGCAGGGCAGATGTTCCTGTTGCTCCTGGCACGTAAGATTCTCCGATCATTCCTGCCTTATCTGCAGTAAGTGTTTCTGTGGCCAGCTTGCTGATACGGTACGCATCGATCTCCGGAACTACCTGTGTCCTCTGGAACTCTCCCATAACTGCACCGGCAGTCGGGATAAAGTTTGCCTCATTGATATCCATCGGATCCAGCTGGAAGAGACGGCCACGGTCCTGTGTCATTTTTCTGGTCTCGTACTCCAGGGTAACGGAGCCGCGCTGGTATCCAGTCTCACGGTCATAGTCGCCCATTCCCTGAACGTTCATTTTCGGGATCTTTACTTCAGATCCACCGTTATAGATCACTTGACCGGCATTGGCATCCATCCAGCCAGTGGTTGCTTCCTGAATTGCAATCTTATCAAGCTGTGTCATAAATAAGGTTGCTGTTGCTAAAGTATTGATTGCCATTGTTTATTCACTCTCCTTTAAAAAATACCCATCATCGCATTGTATACCTGCTTTTCAAGGGCTTCCTGTGTGTTTGTTCCTGGTGCTTTTTTCGGAGGCTTGCCGCCCTTCAGCTTCTCATCGACTGCTTTCTCAACTGCAGTCTGGAACGCTTTTTTGACGGTTTCCATGGATTTCTTGCAGGCATCTGCATCTGTATAATTCAGTACTTCTGCAAGCTCCACCGGAAGTCCTTCGTCTGACAGGTTGTTCTTTGCTTCTGCCATGAGCTCACTTCTGGTTACTGCTGCCTCCCTGTCGGAAAGTTCCTTTTCTTTTTTCTTCTGCATGTACTGTGCTTTTTCTTCCTTGGTCATCTTGGCCAGCTTCTCAGCCTCGGAAAGCTTATCATCCGTCAGTGCCTGCCACTTCTCCTGTGCGTTTGTCACTGCCGTATTGACTGCCTTCTGGACACGTCTGTCAAACTCCGCCTGATTACCGCCTGTTTTCAGGAAGTCATCAAAAGATGGAGGATTATCTCCACCCTCACCGCCTGTACCTTCGCCAGATCCGCCGCCATTGCCCTCACCGGCCCCAGCACCGTCTCCGCCTTCTGCGAATAACTGCAGGTTCATCGGAACTTTACACATTGCTTTGAATACTCTGTTTCTCATATCTTTTCCTTTCTGCCCAGCCTATTCGTTCTCACGCCCGGGCCATTCAGTTTGTGGAATCCGCTTCTTTAACGCCTGGCGGAAAAAGGCATAAAAAATAAGACGCTTCACCCTGCGTCTCACCGGGAGATAATTGGATCACCTATTCCTTCCCTTTGACTGCTGCCTTTGCTTCTCTCACTGCCTCAGCAACACCCTCACTGATCAGATGTGCCCCTCTGTTTTCTGTTACTTCCAGAACAGTTCCCTTCTCAACTACTTCTTTTAAGCAGATGTCGCTGTATCTTTTGATGCATTTCACTTTCATTCTCTTCACCTCCCCTCCGTTGCGCCGGCGCAATTACAGTTTAAAGCACATGTTCTGAAACTTCTTATAAGCATCAAGGTATAACTCGTGCTTATCTCCGTTATATGTCAGCTCATAATACATTCCATCCGGCACAGTCGTGCTCAGAAGTGCTTTACTGTTCTGTAATGTCTTACAACTCCATACCACGTACACATCCTGTACTGTAATCTGTTTTCCATCGGTCTTATCCATGTGTGAATTTGTATATTCAGCTACTTTTGCCTTACAAAGCCTTAAAAATTCTTCGTTTTCCATCCCTTACCTCCTACGCATGTTCAATTCTCGAAATTCCATACTCAACCGCACACTCATGTTCGATCTTACATTCTCTTGCTTTCTGCCAGTCTTTTGCAAAATAGGCAATATCAGCACCAGACAAAAGCTCCAACAATTTTCCAAGGAACCACAGAGGTTTTGCTCCTACCGGTGCTGACTGGAAGAAAGAATCAATAACCTCTACAGGTTCTCTCAACAACTCTTCTGCTGCTTTGATTGCCGCCTTTCGCTCTGCAAGAATCTCCTCGTCTGCTTTGCCATTCATTGGCTGACTGATAAATAATTTCTTCATGTTCTTCGCCCTCTCTTTCTTAAAAATGGGTATAAAAAGACCACCTGCCATTTCTGACTGGTGGTATCAGTTGGTCTGATAATAAATATCATCCCTTATTGATTCAAGCATATATGTTTTTGCTGATGGCTCATGATGTGGATTCATCCAATATACCGACTCATCTTCCATGTACTCCATAAAATCAATTTTGGTATCCACATCTACTTCAAATACTCCATTGTTTTCATGACTCAGTACTCTCTGAACAAGTTCATTGTCAGGATACATTTCTTTAAGAAATTCAATTTGTTCATTCGTCAGTTCAAATCTTCGCATTTCCATTTCTTATTCTCCTCACATAATCTGAATCTGTTGGATTACATTGAATCAGAACTCCCGTATCTGGATCTACTGAAACTGTTCCGTTTCTGCCCATATATTTCTGACTTTTTTCTCCACCAGGATCCGTTCTCACAGGAAATACCTTCGCCGGTTTCTCCAGCGCATCCTTTATTCCTTCCACCGATACTCCCGATCGTGGTCGTCCAGTTTTAGGATCTTTCATGGTTCCGATCACTCTCTCCATGAAATGTTTACTCTGTCTGGTTACTGCCGTTCCCTCAGAAGTTTTGGCTCCAACAACTTTTTTATTGATTTCATCATAGATCTTCTGATAATTCTTAAAACCAGATAGTGGAGATATCATTCCATTCTTCACCGAACGAGCATAAGTCCTGAGCAATTCCCACTTCTCAGGTTCATTATACTTCATTTCCTGGAAGTCTGCAAAATGTTTCGGCATGTCTTTTCCAAGGAGTTCCCGGTACTGATCATACTGTTTCCTGTCTGATGCAACGTTCTTGACTGCCTTTTCCTGGGCTTCTGCTTTTGGATTTCCTTTGACGTATTTCTCATACCACTGTTTATAGGTCATATCCGCAGGAACCATCTCTGTACGCCCTGTTTCCGGGTTGTAGGCGCTTCTTTTCATGTTTCTGAGGATTTTATCATCTATGACAGAAATCGTTGTGGAGCGGCAATATGGATGCATGGGCGGATAGTTCACTCCGGCTTTCCGGTCTTTCACCGAAAAAACCTTTCCATCCAGTTCCCGACAGATCTCACTGGTACGAAGATCCAGCACTGCCACATAGCGATAATTCTTGATCCCGCAGTCAATATAACTCTGTGCAGTCAATTCTCCTGCCATGTAACAGGATTCTGTTCTTACCAATCGCCTGGCCTGCTTTGCTCCCCCTCCGCACTGGGCCTGGATGGATTCCGCTGTTTCCCGGTCTGTCCGGCCGGTAAGGAGACTGATCAGCAATTCATCCTTCAAGGAATCTGCAAGCTGCTGTGTGTTCTGCCAGATACGGTCTGAAAAATGTTTTCCGGACCATTCCATCTGCAGAGCCTGGTCGATCTGTTTCCTGCTCACATGAGAAAAATTGAATGCCAGACCGGTTTCTTTCTGCATGTTATAGATGGAATGATAATATGCTTTTTCTCCAAGCTGTTCCAGAAGTTTGGTATCGAACTGCTTCTCCTGCTGGTATACCTGCTGCATCACTGCATCTACCTGTGTCATAAGATCCTGCAGGCGTTCCATTCTTGCACGGTACGCCGGAGCTTCCAGCTGTTTCAGGATCTCACTGTCCTTTTTCCGGTTCTGGAGTTCCTGTTTCAGCTGATCAATGGAGTTTTTATCCTGGATGGAATTTATGATCTGCCAGGCTTCTGTTTCTGACAGACCATATTTTGTCATGAACTTCTCAAAGATATCTCTTGCGGCATATTCCAGCTGGAGAGAGGCTTTCCGGTATACTCTGGCAATGAAATCTGCTGTTTCTTCTGCATCCTCCATAAACTGATACATATCCCAGGCAGATCTCTGCTCCCAGTATTTCCTACTCATCTACTTTTTCCTTATCATCGGAATCCTGCTCCGGTGGCGTATTGTCCTGCAGTCCAAAGACTTCCTGCTGCCGCTTCAGATTCTCTTCTTCCTCTATTTCCAGGGCTTTCAATTCCTCGTCCACATCATCCACAAACGGGACCTGGGAAAGCAAGGTCTTACGGCTTACCTTTCCCCACAGATTTGCCACAATCTGGGATATCTCCAAGAGATTTTTCGGCAATGCTCTGGTAAACGTCATCGTGATCCCGGATGGATCGATGCTGATCCCATGCAAAGCCAGATAGTTACAGAATATCCGAACTCTTTTTCTCAGACCTTTTTTATAATATCTGGTCTTGATCTTTGTGATGTTTTCCATGCCCAGGAGCTTAAATTCCATAGCCACACCACTGACGTTCCCTCCGAAGCTTTCATCTGACATACAGGGAATATGGGAAAACTTATGGATATCCTGCTCAATGGCTTTCTTAAGAATCTCCACGCCATTTTCATCAAAAGTCCTGGTCAGATATTCTGCTTTGGCTGTGTCCGGCATCTCAAGAACCTTATACTTTTTAAGACGGGCTTTGGCCTTTCGGATGCTCTCGTCTTCATCCTCAGTGTTCGGTTCGTCCTCATCGGTCAGCAATGTTCCATAGATGGCCAGGATCGCATCAATAAACTGCTCCTTATCGGTCACACGATCGCTCATCAGCGCATTGTATGCATCGATCAGTGGGATCTGCAGTTCAAAATCTCCGATGGCCAGTTTATTGTTCAGGTATTCGATGATCGGGATCTCACCAAGATAATGAGGCACCGCCGGCTCTGTGGTTGCCTGGATCGTATTGCTGTTCTCAATGTCCAGCTCGTACTTATAGTTTGTGGTCACTACTGTGGCCATATAGTGGTCCGGAAGCTCCCCGGAATCATCTTTCCGGATATAATAATAGACAGCAAAGAGTTCGTTTTCCTCTATGCTGTCATCTTTTACCATGAAGGTATTTTCCGCAGACAAGTTCTTGGTCTGCAGGTTGTTCTCATTTTCCTTCACATAGACATATTCGTAAGCCAGGCCGTAGATGGATGCCTCCAGGCCGTTGTCTCCATCTGTCTCGTCCGCTCCGGCCACCTCCAGCGCGTCTGTGAGTGCCTTGATGTCTCCCTCTGATTTGTACGTCACCGGATTGCCGATGAAATAGCTGCTGGCTGTATCAGAGATGTCTTTTGCATGATTGCACACCAGGCGGTTTTCCCGTTTGGTCTCATCCAGGATCTTGTGCTTTCCTTCGTAGTAGGACATATTCTTCTTCAGCCGGTCCACCTTGCTGATGTGTTTGCTGATCAGCTGGCGGATTGCCTGCTTATCCGGATTTAACTCATCGAAACTTTCTCTCGGTATTGTAAATGTGTATATTTTTCTCACCTCCTTATCTCTCGGAAACGTGCTGCTTTTCTGCCGATTATGGTGCTGCATAGGTACCTCACAGCGTCACAACAATGATCGAATTGTTTCACCGGTTTGTCTTCTCCTCTTTCCAGGGCTTTCTCATCCCAGATGTAAGAAGCAAACTCTTTTATTGTTTCTTTGCAGGAAGAAGCAAAGACGATCTTCTGCAGGTTCAGCAGCATCCCAACCAAACGGATTCCATCCAGAACGTCATTATTGGCCTTCAGGACCTTATATCCCCGTTTCCGGAGTTCTGCAATAAAAGAAGCGGCCGATGGATCTACGATGATCGCCTTGATCTTAGTTCCATCCAGCCACTCTTTCAGGTCGTCTGCATATTCTGAATCTGTTTTCTGTTTACCTTTGTCTCTTCCAGAATAGTAATACTCCCGGATGCAGTACCATTTCCCGTTGGTTCCTTTATTCCACAGCAGGAATACCGTTGCGTTCTGTGTACCATAATCGCAGGAAACATACCTGTTCCCGTTGATCAGCAGCTGATAGAAATCTCTGATATCCTGGACATGTTTGTTCTCGTCGAACATGTCGTAGATGATTCCCTCTGCAGCCGCCCAAAGCCCCATGATATAACGTTTAAAGAATACTCCAACGTACATGCTCCTGTATCTGGCTTTGATCTCTTCATCCAGGGACAGGTTATCGTCCATAGTGAAGTGGAGATACAGAATATCTTTCAGACCGGGATCTTTCCCCTCCGCGGCCGCCTGCTGCATCCTCCGGGCAGTTTCTTCTTTTCCCAGATATCCGGTAGATTTATCTATCCAGTTCTGTTTAAACCAGTGATACGGGCCATCCGGGTTGCAGTTAAACCAGAACTTTGAACCTTTTACAGAGCATCGGCCTGTTGCCTGGTTCACAAAAGATTCCGGCATCAGGGCAACTTCATCAAAGAACACGCCGGCTAAAGTGATTCCCTGGATAAGATCCTGAGATCTTTCATCCTTGCCGCCGAATATGTAGAAGTAATTTTCTTTTCCGTCTTTTCGGATGGTCAGAAGGTTGTCTGCCCTGTGATCCGTGATGGAATATCCTCTTGACCGGAGCATCAGTTTCAACCAGAACAGAACATTTCTCCGGAAGGATCCTATGGTCTTTCCGCACATGGCAAAGTTCTGGCCAGTGAAGGTACTCATGGCCCACATAACGAAGGATAAGGACATGCTGATTGTCTTTCCTGATCGGATTGCTCCATCGGCAATAACTCCATCCATATCGTGAACCGGGGATTCTTTGCACCACCAGGTCAGGACCTGTTTCTGTTTTCTTGAGAACGGAGAAAAATGAAACGTCTGGCCTATCTGCCTGTTGGCTCTGTTGGTTTTCATCTTCTGCAGCTTATCTTTCAGAGTTTTGAGTTTTTCATACATTCTCATCACCCCAGACATCCTGCGCTGTTGCATTCATTGCCTCTAGGAAACCATCATCGGTAGTCTCTTCTGCCTGGTTATCCTGCTTCAACATCTCAAATTCAAGCTGCATGGTTGCAAGTTCCAGTTTTGCATCGTCATAACCAAACTTATGCAGCATCTCGATTGCTTTCTGCTGCCGGGCCTGCACTCTGGTCAGAGCATCCTCTATGGCCTGGATCTGGCCAAGGATGCCTTCATACTTTCGAAGTTCTGTTAGTTTTCCTTTTTCGATACCGGAAGTATATTCTGTTACAGACATTCCGGATGGTACCGGATCTTCTTCAGATCCTGTCTGAGCTTCCAGTTCACGGAGAGACTGGATTCTTTTCAGTATCCGGCGTTCCCTGACTGCAAGAAGCTGGATTTCTCTGAGAAGCAGCTGTTCTTTGTCCGGCCTGATCATCTCTGCCAACGTTCTTTCTTCCGGTTCCAGGGTATCAAAAAAGAGAGTTTCAAACTCTCCTGTCCTAACTGCATTCTTATTTCCCGGCGGGCCGGTTCCTCCATGTCCCTCCGCATTTTTATTTCCGGGCTGTCCGCCCTTCTTTTTCGCAACGTTGCGTTTATTCTTTTGCAACGTTGCATTATCCCATTTATATCTATTTTTCCAGCTTCGAATTGTCCCTACCGGGATTCCGAGCTTCTGAGAAACTTCAATTAATTTCGCTCCAGAAGCATATAGCTTTCTGGCATCTTCAACTCTCTGATCTGGTGCTCTTGGCAAGCCTCACCACCCCTCATTCGTTTCGTTTTTGATATTTGTAAATTACAGTCCTGCCGGCACCATAGTGACAGCCGATTGCCGCCACGCCGAAAGGAGGTGCGCTAACACTTACATACAGTAAATCCATGCGTAAAGTTGTATGTGCTGGTGCCGTGCACGCTGTAGGAAAAATTGCATTAGAAAAGCACCCCGAAGGGTGCCTTGGAATATATAGCTTCTGTTTATTTTGTCGAAAAAATCGCTATAACTAATATGCTGAAAATAATATTTATTGTCGAAATAACTCTGTATCTCAGGAATATTCGTTTAGGCAAATTTTTTATAGCAACTTTTATTTTTTCAACTTTTATTTTTAAATTCATATATCGTTTAGCCCGTCTGTAATTTCTATATTTCTTCAACAAAATATCTGTTTCGGGCCAATTTTCTTTGTAAATTTCAAATTCGTCATTGGAAGTTTCTTGAATGCTTATCCACCTAGGGTAGGAAATATTAATACACCATCCTATGTTAATATCTGTTATTTTTGCAAATAGATAGGCTAAAACCTGTCTCTTATACACATCTCCGAGCCCACGAGACCGAGGCTGA